TCTTCAACCCAAACCCATCCGCCCGCAGCAGCTCCGCCCACGGCACCCCCGCCGCCCTGGCCTGCTCCGCCCAGGCCGGCACCAGGGCCGCGCGCTGCTCCGGGCGCAACCGGTCGGCAAAGTCTCCGAAGTCGACCGACCCCCGCACCCCATCCTTGCGCATCCGCCGCGTGGTGGGCGTCAGGCTGCACATACAGTGCGGGTGGGCTTTGCCCTTCGGCACCTGGTCCCGCGGGAACACCCCGGCCCCCATCCCCAGATCCAGGTTCGCGTAGTAGTCGCAGATATCCGCGACGGGATGCGAAGCCGACAGCCGCCACCGGAAGCCCGTCACGTCCGGGTCCTCCAGCCCGACCGCGATCACCGCCTGATGATGCGCGGTCGCCATCTCGGTGCGCGCGATGCGCCGCAGGGCGTAGAGTTGGCGATCATAGATCCACCAGTGCAGATGCTGGTCCACCAGGTCCTGCCGGCCATCGGCCACCGCCTTGCGGATGCTGGCCAAGGCATGTTCGGCCTGCCGCCGCGTACCCCCGTCCTGCAAGGCGTCGACCGCGCTCCGGGCCTCCTCGACTGCCTTCACCCAGCGCGTCATCCCGCCTGGCGTGCGCACGCTCGCCCGCCCCGCCGCCCGCAGCCGGTCCGCCCAATCCTCGGTGCGCACCGTCTCGATCGTGAAGCGCTCCCCGGCCGCGGCCTCGATCGCCCGCTGCATCTCCATCACCAGGTTCCCGGACGCCTGCCCGGTGCGCACCGCCGCCGTCAGCACCTCACCCACCCCCGCCTCGGTGCGGCGCGACCACTCCCACACCCGCCGCGACAGCGTCAGCCCATCGGGCCAGCGCTGCGCATAGGCCGCCGCCGTGCGCTCGGTAATGAAGGCGGAGCGCAGGTCCGGCGCCAAGGTCGCGGCCACCGGTGCCAGCGCCGCCGCGATCCCGCCCCGGATCTGCGCCTCGGCCGCGTCGAGATAGTCCGTCACATACTGCTGCCCCTGCGGGCTCAGCGTCGTGCCCCCGGCGCGGATCGCCTCCTGGATCGCCTGGACATACTCCGCCGCCGTCTCATCCATGGCCGCCGTATGCCCCTGCACCGCCCGCCACAGCGCCCGATGGATCGCCTCCCAATCAACGTCAGCGGCCATCGCGCACCCTCACCACCATCCGCAGATGGGCTTGCACCTGCGCGCGGTACGCGGCCGGTACCAGCGCCAGGCGTCGGTCCAGGTCAGCGCGCGAGCGTCCCAGCGCCGCCCAGGCGTTCCACTGCCCGAGCGTCGCCCCGAGGTCCGGAGCAGCGGGCGGCCCCTGGGGTCGTCCGTCCATGTCATCGGGTGCCGGGGCGTCCCGCCCCGGCGTAGGAGCGGCGCCCCGCCGCGACGAGCCCCGCCGGCCCCGCATCGCACCGCGAGCAGTAATGCCGCACCAGGTCCCCACCCTCCACCCGGGCCGCCCAGTCCCGGGGCAGGTCCGTGGCGTCCAGGACCTCGGACACCGTGCCGCAGCCCCAGCACTGGACGCCCCAGTACTCCGGGCCGCGGTACCAGTCATGGATGCGGCTCACGGCTGCCCCTCCGGCGTCGCGACCGCCGGGGCGGGACGCCCCGCCTCCTGTTGCACCCGATCCCCATACGGGTCCGCCCCCGCCGCCAGCTCCGCATCGATCTCGGCATAATCGGCCGCCGACGCGCTATCCCCCAGCACCCGCCGCGCACTCCGCCCCCGGATCAGGCGCTGCGCCGTCGGCCCCAACTCCAAGGTGAGCGAGTCCATATCCTCCTTGAGCCGTGCCGCCAGGTCATCCACCGCAAACTGCCGCGGATAGATCACCCGCAAGTCCGCCCCCGGGTCCTGCCCCAGCCAGGCACAGGCCAGCCGGCCCACTTCGGTCTCCGCCTGCTCCACGCCTTGCGCGAGCAGCGCCATGCCGTCATTGGCCGCCTGGAAGTGGAAGGCCAGCGCCACCCCGGACTGCTGCACCCCCCCGGTGAACTCCAGATTCGCCAGCTCATAGAGCCGCTTCACCGTCTCCCCCAGGTCATCCATATAGAGCCGCGCCGGCGCATCCGGCGGCGCCAGATAATCCGGCTTGCCCCCGCCCTCCGGGTTGTAGGGCAGCGCGTTCTCGGTGCCCAGCGTCAGGCCCTCAGTCCTGATCCGATCCAGTTCGGACGGATCGCGAAAGGGCAGGGTGAGCGTCGAGAAGGTCTGGGACCGGAAGAGGTCGCGCTTCTCCGACCACGCCTGGAACAGATCATCCGCCAAGGCAATGATCCCCTCCGCCCAGGGTGCGGCGCGCTCGTCCGTCACCTCCACCAACATACTCGAATGATGGCGCACCACCGGCACCCGCGTGAGGCCATGCTCCCCGGTCAAGGGCGCCCCGTCCGGCCCGGCCAGGATCGCCTGCCCCGCCACATCGCTCGACACCCACCAGCGCGTGCGGTCAAAGCCGCGATAGCGCGTCGCCCGGTCCGCCGCCTCGGCGTTGCGCGCCGTACCATAGATCGTCACCCGGCCGGCCTCCGCGAACACCACGGACTCAATCGCGCCCAGGTTATCGAGCGTCAGCGACACCACATCCCCCGGCTTGCGGATCACCACATAGGGCGGCCGCGCCAGATCATCCGCGCGCGTGCGCGACACCCCCGCCGGCCGGTCCACCACCAGATAGACCGTCCCGAGCAGCATCGCCAACAGTTGCGCCCGGCGCATCACATCATCGATCTGCCCCCCGATGCCGTCAGCATTCCCCTGCAACGCCAGCCAGGCCGGCGCCTCCCCGGCGCGCTGCACCGGATGGCCGAACAGCGTGCCCAGATAGGCATCCACCACCTTGCGCGGGTAGTTCAGGTATTTCGCCAGCCGCTTGCGCCGGCCGAACTTCTCGTCGGACTCGCGCACATGCTGGATCAGGTAGGCGCCATCGGCATAGCCGCCGCTGCCGCGGTAGGCGTCCAGGCGTTGGGTGTCAGTCAGCATCGGGCGCGCTCCCGGCGTCGGCGCCGTTTGATTGCTTCTCCCACGCGCGCCCGATACGGTCGCACGCGGTTCGCTTCTCGCTCCCACGCTCCAGCGTGGGAGCAAGCGCGGACGCTCTAGCGTCCAGTAACTCCGCCGCTATCCAGCGCGAGGGGGAGTTGGAATTCATCAGAACCCCGGGATTCTCAAGAAGTGAAACGACCGCGAAGCCCCCGCGTGCGCGATCTCCCAGAGGATCTGCAACGCATCCGGCCCGTCGTCATGGTCCGCGTCCGGGTAGTGCCGCAGTTGGTCCAAGAGCTCCTTGTGCGCCGGTGAAAACAGGATCAACCCGTTCGCGCAATGCGGCTGCAAACTCTCGATCCGCAGCCCCTTGTCCGTGTTGGGCAGCACCGCCCGCGCCGGTACCGGCACGCCCAGGGCCGCGGAGCGGTTGACCAGCTCCTGCCGCAGGAACTCCTGGAACTGCACCGACTCCACCCCCCACACCTGGCACCGGTACTGTCGCTGCAGTTCGATGACATCGGAAATGATCTTGTCCGGCACCCGCCGCCGGATCAGCGCCTCCACCACGCACAGCACCCCGTGCGCGCGGTCATAGCCGCCCACCAGGATCGCCGAGGGGTCGCGGCCCTTGTTGTGCTTGCCCAGCGACGGGTCCAGCGCCCCGAAGTAGACCCAATCCCGGCACGGCTGCACCCAGTAGATCAGCGACTCCGCAAACGGATTCGCCTCCAGGCTGACCGGGTCGTTCTGGTGTTCGGAGTCGAAGGCCGCGCGGTCATCCGCCCGGATTTCCATCAACTGATACAGCGGCCGCACCGCCGGCCAGGACACCACCGCCCCGGCTTCCATGTCATCCTGATAGCGCAGGTAGTACCGCCGCGCCGGCTCGCGCCCCTCGTTGCGCAGCAGCTCCTCCCAGTGCTCCCACAGGTCCATGCGCTCCGGCCACTGGATCACCGAGCGGAAATGCTTGGCCGACCACAAAGGCGACTTCAACACCCGCGACAGCACCGCGTCGTAATGCAGCACGGTCCCGATGTAGAGCACGTCCATGGACCCATCCGGCGGCCCCAACGGCAACACCGTGCGCATCAACCAGCCGTAGAGCTTGTCGCGCTGCTCCAGGGACCGGACGTTCTCATCGTTCTCCAAGTCATCGAGCACCGCCAGGTCCGGCCGGTGCGGCCCATGGCGCAGCCCGCGCACCCGCTGCCCGGCGCCGAAGCTCTGCAGCTTCGCCCCGCCCGCGGTCACGATCACCCCTTCCTTCCAGATGCGCCCCCGCCCGCAGTGGTGCGGCCAGTCGGCCTTGAGGCGCGGGTTGAACTCCAGTTCCGCCTTGATGGATTCCAGTTGCTCGGCCGACTGCCGGAAGGAGTCCGCGAACAGGATCGGATAGCGCTTGGCCCCGGTCAGCACGCACCAGATCGGAAACGCCATCGAGCAGGTGGTGGACTTGGTCTCGCCGCGCGGCGCGGCAATCGCGTCATGGTCGCCAACCCCGTTGGTCGCCAGCCGCGGCAAGCGTAGAAAGAGGTAACGCTGCAGGCAGGAAGGCGCCGGGGCGTCGCGCCCCGGCCCCCCCTGCGGATCGTAATAGTGCGGAAAATAGGTCAGGCAAAAGAACCCGTAGTCGGTCGCTGCCAGCGCCTTGCGCACCGCCCCCGCCGCCGGGTCCGGATCAAACCCGGCACAACCCAACTCGATCTGGTCCCGCAGCCCCTCGGCATAGGCCGCCAGTTCCGCCAGGAAGTCCTGTTGCGCCGCCCGGCCCCCCGGGCGCACCGCCCGCGCGCGCGGCCTAGCCATAGGTCTCCGCCACCCGCCGCCCGGCCGGCTCCAGCAGTTCCAGCCAGGCCGGGGCATGTTGCGGAAACTCGGTCCGCACCAGCTCGCTGACCGCCCGCAACACCTCCATCGCCAGCCCCAGCCGATCCAGCCCCGCGCCGCCCTCAAGCTCGCGCTGGGTCATCAGCCGCAGCCGCATCAGATTCGCAAAGGCCCCCATCGAGCGCGGGTCCGGCACCTCATCGGCCGCCGCCTGGGCGGCAAAGACCCGCTCATAGCGCTCGATCTGGAGATCCAGACTCGCCAGGCTCGCCGCCCGGTCCAGGCTCGCCGCCCGCGTGCGCCGCGCATCCTCCGCATCATCCGCCGCCGCCCGCTGCACCCAGCCCTGGCTGTCGCGCCAGTCGGCCAGGGTCTGCTTGGCCAGCGGCCAATCATGGTCCCGGTCCAGCACCCGCAGCGTCTCGGTCTGGTTCTGCGCCGCCGCCCGCCACACCCGGTAGGCAAGCTCGCGCTGCGCCGCCTCGTAGCGCCCCGGCTGAGCGGCCACGCTCAGCCCTCAAAGGCCGGCACGTTCACCCCGGGGTCGGTGTTCGCCCCCACCACCAGGTCCCGCCCGTCCGGCGTCAGGGCATAGGTGGTCAGGGACACGCCCATCGCGTGCCCGGTATGCTCGGTCAGGTAGCCGCGCTGCTCCAGGTGCACCAGGTGCCGCTTGAGCATCGTCATCTGGGTGGGCAGTCCCACCATATCCAGGCAGCCGCGGATCGTCGCCAGGTCCACCGCCGCCAGCGGGGCGTTGTACAACACGGCCAGCACCATGCCCCGTTCCACCAAGGCCCGCTGCTGCCAGATTTCATTGGGCGCCATGCGTCTCTCCGGTTCCCGCGTTCTGCTGTTCCACCAACCCCACCCGCCCCGCAATCATGCGCAGCACGATCGCCTGTTCCACGCTGTCCCGCCGCGCCTCCCCCTGCGCGGCCACCAGCGTCGCCGCCGTGGTCGCCTGAGACTGGAGCGCCGCCGCCAAGGTCTTCTGCACCTCCGTGCGCGCCAGCTCCACATCGCGCAGCGCGTTGATCACCACCGACACCACCCGCACCCCGGCCCAGATCGCCAGGGCCCCGAGCGCGGCAATGCCCGCCTTCTCCGTGAAGAGCGGCGCCAGGTTCGACAGGTCGGAGAGGTTGGAGGCATCCATGCCGCGCAGGATCGCAGGCCGACGGCGGGCGGGCGGGACTAGCCGGACAGTTTCGGGAGCCGGGGCGTCCCGCCCCGGCGGGGGGGACGGCGGGAATAATTCCCGGCGTCCTGGACGGCGGGATCGGTTACCAGTCTAGTTGTGTCACGGGCGCACAGTCAGCCGATAGTCGACTATCGCCTAACTGTGTCACGGGCGCACAGTCAGCCGATAGTCTAATCTCGCCTAACTGTGTCGCGGGCGCACAGTCAGCCGATAGTCTACTCTCGCCTAACTGTGTCACGGGCGCACAGTCAGACTAGAACGTAATCCGATATACTTATGGCGCCACGACACACAAACGAGAGTAACGAAAGTGAAGTATACGGAAGTAGTAGCGCATCTGATGCTCGCCGGCCATCCCGACCTCGCCGACTGGGCGCGTGCCCATGGCCACAACCCCAACAACGTCCGCCAGATCCTGCACCGCTACCTCGCCGATCCGCACCCCCGCCCCGCAACGGCCGCCCGCGCCATCCTGGCCCAACTGGGGCGGACCATCGGCCAACCGGTCATCGCCTACGATGCCTACGACCTCTCGCGCTGGCAGCAGGCCGCGCATCTGGCGGCCCTCCAACCCTTGATGCAACGCCTGGTGCGCGTGTCAGCCCTGACCACCTACCCGCGCCGACCCAAGGCCATCTGGGGTGCGCTCGCCCGGCGCTTTGGCGGGAGCCATAAATCCCAGTTGCCCAACCTCGCGACCCTGGACGAACAGCGCGCGTGGTTGCAAGGCGAGATCGCGCACGCCGAAGCCGCGGTGCAAAACCACCCGGAGATCGCCGACCTCCAAGCCCAGATCGCGGCCCTCAAGGCCACCCTCGCGGAACGGATCGCCGACCACTGAGTGGCCGCCGCCCCTGGACCATATCGTCGGGTCCGACGATATGGTCCAGGACCGTCCTTTTTCCCATGGAACGCTGCACCAACCCGCTGCGCCGCGGCTCCCGCGCCCTGAAGGGGCGCCACATACCAGCCCAGGGCAACGCCCTGGGGATCGGGCCGGGGAGGTCCAGCCCTGAAGGGGCGTGACAGGGGCGCCCGGGGATACCTATTACATGGACCTCCGCTCAGCAGTCCGCGAAGGTTCAGGGGTACGCATCGGATGCGTACCCTCCACACCAGTCAAGGGGTAGGCACTGAGTGCCTACCCCTTGAGCGTCAGCGGTCCGTGAAGGCGTCCAGCAGATCCCGGATCACCTGCACCTGCCGCGCACTGAGCCCGTCCAGCCGGCGGCAGAGATCGCCGTGCTTGCCGCCTGGATCGCCCAGCGTCTGGGTCTGGATCATGCCGGGCTGAACGTTGCGGACTCCCGTCAGCACGAAGTGCGCGTCAACGCCGACGCGCATCAGCTTCGCCAGCATCTCCACGGTCAGCCGTTTCCTACCATTTACGACGTCTCGCAGCCCTTGTCCTGACGCCTCGCCGATCTCGCGCGCGGCCCCCTCCATTGAGACGTTCAGTCGCTCAATTTCGTCTCGCAATCGGTCGTGGAAATATTCCACGACGGAGCCCTTGACTCCGTGGAACTCTTCCACAATAATTCCTCTTATGGAAACTTTACACACAGACCAGTCTAGCCCACCGGACGCGTCTCTCCTACAGGAGGGCTCCGCAAATGCTGGTCAGAAAATTCGCACGGCCCTCAGAACCCGCGATACCAGC